AGCAATATAGTTGTAGATACATCAAGAAAAGCTATTGATAACGTAAAAGAATTTTTAAAAGGGTGTAGAGGAATATTAAATTATACTGCTGGGGCATATAAAATTTTAGTTGAAACAACTGGTTCTGCCGCAATAACTTTAACAGAAGATAATATTATAGGTGGAATACAAATATCATCTAAAAATAAAAACTCACGATTTAATAGAGTGATAGTTTCTTTTATTAATCCAGATAAAAATTATCAATCAGACGAAGTTCAATTTCCCCCAGTAAATGAAACTGGTTTAGCGAGTGCAGATCAACACGCAAATCTTTTAAGTGAAGATGGGGGAATATTATTAGAAGGTCGTTTTGACTTTTCTATGTTTACTAATCCATATCAAGCTCAAGAAATGGCAGAAATTATATTGCGTAGATCAAGATCAAGTTTAGATGTTTCAATCAAAGCAGATGGTACAGCCACCGATTTACAAATAGGCGATATAGTAAATGTAACTCACGCTACTCCAAGTTTTTCTGCTAAACCTTTTAGAGTTCAAGCTATGACAATCAATGCTGACTCAACAGTTAATCTTACATTATCTGAACATCAAGATAGTTATTATACATTTGGCACACAGCAAGAAGTGGCAACAATTCCAGATACTACACTTCCAAATCCTTTTGTAATAGAAGCTCCTAGTGTAGCAAATAGTGATGAATTAATATCTCTCTTTGATGGTTCGGTAGTTTCTAAATTAACAGTTGTTGTAAATTCAAATGATAAATTTGTTAATGAATATGAAGTTCAAATTAAGCCTTCTGGCGATACAAATTTTGTTACTATTGGTCGCTCTTCAAATAAAGTTTTTGAAAAATATCCTGTAATTGAAGGTGAAACATATGATATTCGTGCAAGAAGTATTAATTCTTTAGGTGTATCATCATCTTTTACAACCAGCCAACATGAAATAAATAGTGCTTTTGATCCGCCAGATGATGTTACTAATTATTCTGTTGATGTTGTAGGCGATAAAGTTCACCATAATTGGTCGCCCGTAACAAATTTAGATTTACGTTTTTATGAAATTAGAATGTCAACTGATACAACAAAAACAAATTATGCTGATACAGTTGTCCTAGTTGAAAGAATTGGCAGACCTTCAACTTCGGTAGTTACCCCTTACCAAGCTGGTGTTAAATATTTTATTAAAGCAGTAGATAAGTTTGGTATTCGCTCTACTAATTTTGCAAGTTCTATCGTTACCGAACAAGTCTTTGCAGAAAAACAATCTTCAATCCAAACAATTACAGAAGAACCTTTATTTTCTGGAACGAAATCTAACTGTGTTGTTGTAGATAGTAAATTAAGATTAGATACAGCTTTATTTGAAAGTGTTTCTGGTAACTTTGATGATGCAGAAGGTTTTTTTGATGGTGGAGATGGTACAATCGTTACAAGTGGAACATATGATTTTAATACTGCAATAGATTTAGGTGCTAAGTTTAAATCTAATGTTCATCTTAAAGATTTAATAGTTCAGAATATTAATTTTATTAATAACTTTGATAGTAAAAAAGGACTTTTTGATTCTGCTGAGGGATTATTTGATGGGGGACAAAATGCTTCTGTAGATACTAATGTTGAATTACAAGTAGCTACATCAGATAATAATGTGAGTTTTGGTAATTTCCAAACATTCAAATCTGGAGATTTTAATAGTAGAGCATTAAAATTTAGAGCAGTATTGACTTCATCTAATGCAGAAGAAACCCCAGAAATATCTAATATGTCATTGATTGTTTCTTTACAAAAAAGAAGTGAAGAAGGATCAAATATAAGTAGCGGAACCGATACTGCTGGAAAAACAATTACCTATACTAACCCATTTTACCAGATACCAACATTAACAGTAATTGCACAAAATTTACAAACAGGAGATTTTTTTAATATTAATTCTAAATCAAAAACAGCTTTCAATGTTGAATTTTTTGATAGTGGTGGTAATACTGTTAATAGAACATTTGATTACCAATTAATCGGTATTGGACAACAACAATAAATTAAGGTATTAAAAAAAAACATGGCTCAACACGACTATATTATCTCAAATCAAACATTCCCTAATACAAGGTCAGATATTAATAATCTAGCTAGTGCAATCGCTACAAATAATAGTGGTTCTTCGGCTCCATCAACCCAATATGCTGGGCAACTTTGGATAAATACCAGTTCAAGTACATGGTCTTTATTTATCCATGATGGATCAGACGATATTCAATTAGCAACAATAGATACATCTGCAAATACAGTTAATTTTTTAGATTCTGTTTCTGGTGTTACAGTTAATAATAATGCAGATAATAGAGTTATTACAGGTAGTGGAACTGCTAACACCTTAGAAGGTGAAGCTAATTTAACTTTTGATGGTACAGATTTAGATGTTGGTGCTTCAGCTAAAATATCAAGTAATGGTGCTATTGCTAATTTTAGTAATCATAATGGATCTGCTACTGAAACTGCTTTAGCAACAAGTGATGGAAATGAAAAAGTAAGATGTTTTAATGATGGTAAAATAACATTTGAAAATGCTGGTACAGAAAAAATGCGTATTGCTTCTACTGGAAAAGTAGGCATTGGAGAAAGTTCTCCTTTAGGAAATCTTCATGTTAAAACTGGTGATACTGGAGCAACTTCAGTTAGTGGTAATGCAGATGAATTAGTTATTGAAAATACTGGTAATGTTGGAATGACTATTCAAAGTGCCAATGATGGAGTAGGAAATGTATATTTTGGTGATGTAGCTAATGGAAGTATAGGCAGAGTATCTTACGACCATAGCAGTAATTTCATGTCATTTAATACTAATGCTAGTGAGCGTATGCGTATTGATAGTTCTGGTAGAGTTAAAATAAATACTACAGACTCAAATGCACATCTTCAAGTTCATAATACTGGTAATGCAACATACGCTGCTTTTTTTAGAGGTAACAGCACAGAAACTGTAATGTTAGT